GTTTACGTATTGCGTACAACCCAAAGGTCAAATTTTAGACATATACACACCTTTCCATGAGCAAAGTCACCATGCTACAATCCAAGCATCCCTTAATACACAAATTCCATGCAGACACCTCACCCGTAGATGCCGTTTAAGGACATAGAAAAGCGGCGCGAAGCTAATCGCAAGCACTATGCTCAGCACTCAGACGAAGTGCGTAAAAAGGTTCAATCAGCAAAACGCAGCAAAGTGAAAGAGTGGAAAGCGTTCAAAGCGACCCTAAAATGCTCAAAATGCGATGAAAACCACCCTGCAGCACTCGATTTCCACCACGTAGTAAGCGATCCAACCAACATCCCCATCAGTACCCTCATCAAAAACCACGCTCACCTCAAACTGAAGGAAGAGCTGAAGAAGTGTGTAGTTCTATGCGCAAATTGCCACAGGAAACATCACCACGACGCCCACGTGGAGAAGAAGCGGCGACGAAAGAGCTTGAAAAAAATACATATACGCACTAACATAGCGCCAGAGACCCCACATCCAGACAAAAGAGGTGACTAAAATTACGCGACACAATTTCTTCCTCCCAGATGAGCTGGTCAAAGAACTCAAAGCGCTTGCCAAGCACCAAAAACTGACCATGGCCGCAGTCATTCGGCAGGCATTGGAGGCCTACCTAGACGAGATTCGATGCAAGAAGACAATGTAACCACCACGCCCCCACAGGCCATTGAGATCCCGCCAGGGTTGATTGCCGCCTTAGCAGCGGGTATAGACGAGCCTAGCGAGGTCGCAGCGCGTTTTGGCATCGAAGGGGATGTGTGGGATAAGCTGCAGCGCTGGAAGCCGTTCCTGGAAGCTGTGGAGGCACAGAAAGTGGAGTTTCGGGAGACTGGGTATACGTTCAGAGTCAAGTCTGCGTTAAAAGCTGACATTCTGAGTGATCAGTTATTTGTACTCGCGATGAGTAATGAGGCCACGTTGCCCCAGAAAAACGATATTCTCAAAACGTTCGCCAAGTTGGGCGATCTCGAGCCAAAAACCGCTGCACAACAGCCAGCCAGCACAGGGCCACGGTTCAGCATCACCATCAACACATCGAATAGCCCTGCGCCGACTACGATCGATATTACCCCTGAACCTGTAGCAATCCCCGCCGATGAGTGACCTCACGTACACCCCACCGAAATCTGTTGAAGGGTTTCTACAGTCCGAAGCGTTTATCTCATTAATCGTGGGGCCAGTGGGTAGTACAAAAACCACTGCGGGGATCATTAAAATCGCATACCACGCAGCACAGATGGCCCCAGGGCGGGATGGGATCCGCCGATCAAGAGCGATATGGGTTCGCAACACCCGAGAGCAGTTACGTGATACCTCAATACCAGATGTGCTTCGTTGGTACCCCGACGGGGTGGCCGGCACGTTTGAGAAAACGAACTATAAGTTCGTACTGGAGTTCGATGATGTGGTCTGTGAAATTCTTTTCCGTGGTCTCGACGATAGCAACGATGTACGTCGTCTTCTGTCTCTCCAGGCATCTTTTGGTATCCTGGATGAGTTCCGAGAAATCAACCCAGATATCTTCAATGCGCTGCAGGGTCGCCTTGGGCGCTTCCCTTCTAAGCTGGATAATGGTGTCGGTTGCGTTACTGACGACGGTCGGCCTAACGCACATATTTGGGGGATGACCAACCCGCCCGACATGGACACGTTTTGGGAAATGTACCTGAGTGAACCCCCGAAAAATGCGGATGTGTTTTTTCAACCAAGCGGACTGTCGGCAGAAGCAGACTGGGTAGACTTTTTGCCCGAGGGGTATTACGACAACCTGGCCGAGGGTAAGTCCGAAGACTGGGTCGATGTGTATATCAACGCGAAATTTGGTAAGTCGCTCTCAGGGCAGCCAGTGTTTCGAGCGTTTGACTCCGATATACACGTCGCTAAGAACCCCCTGAACTACATCAAAAGCACAACACACCCACTGATCATCGGGATGGACTTCGGGTTAACCCCAGCTACGACAATTAGTCAGGTCGATACGTTTGGGCGGTTCTTGACCTACGCGGACTTGACATCCGACGGTATGGGGACGCTCAGGTTCGTGCGGGAGAAACTCAAACCCCTGTTGGCCAACAAGTTCCCAGGGATGCCAGTGCTTGTCATTGGAGACCCCGCAGGGCAGCAGCGTGCACAGACAGATGAGCGATCGGTGTTTGATATCCTGCGCCAAGAAGGGTTCCGGGTGATCCCGGCCAAGTCGAACTCAGTGGTTGCGCGCCTGTCGGCTGTTGATTCGTTGCTCACGCGCATGGCAGACGGGAAACCCGCGATGTTGATTGACCCAGGGTGTAGAGACCTGATAAATGCGCTCCGAGGCGGATATAGGTATAAAATACGTAATAACGGGGAAGCAGACGACAAACCGGAGAAAAACAAATATTCTCACATTGCCGATGCTTTTCAGTACGCATGCCTCCACGCCGATGGGAACCTGACTGGGGATATCCTTGCGCCTAAGGCTCGAGAAGTTCAGAAATCTACGTACACCTGGATCTAAAACTCTTGACAGTTCAATAGGTTAGGTCGTATAAAGACACAAATAAGGCTTGGATCTGGATATGCAGGCGCTAAACATCACAAATGCCACTTCACCGGGTAGTGTATCGGTCGGCGGATTAGTAAACATCAAGTCAGCTCGCCAACTCCAGGAAGAGGAGAAGCGAGCCGCAGTCAGTGCGAATAGCGAAACCGCGATCCAGCAGCTTGCTGCGTATATCCGCGAGAAGTGGACTTATGCACGAACCGCCAAGGAACAGACAGTTGAGCAGCGCATGCTGAAATCAATTCGTGCGCGCCGGGGGGAGTATGACCCTGACAAGTACGCACAGCTCAAAGAGCAGGGCAGCGCGACGATCTACATGTTTCTCACGTCAAATAAGTGCAGGGCAGCTTCGAGCTGGCTGCGCGATGTTCTGTTAACCGGCGCTGACGATAAACCATGGACACTAAAACCTAACCCGGTTCCAGATATGGAGCCTGATCTGCTGGGCGACCTGATGATGCGGGCACAGCAGCAGTTAGAGATAATGCTCTCCCAGGGTATTGACCCTACGGCAGAAGAGGTCAAGCAGATGCTGCTCGACTTCAAAGACCAAGCGATGCGTCAGTTGCACGAAATTGCGACAGAAACTGCGCTGCGCATGGAGAAAAAGATGCACTCCCAGTTGCTGGAGGGTAATTGGACAACCTCGTTTGCACACTTTATTGACGACTTAGTCACGTTCCCGTCAGCGATCCTCAAAGGCCCTGTGGTGCGCAACCGCCCTGTGCTTAAGTGGGTTAAAGCAGGATCCGAAGGTGAGTATAACCTCGACGTTCAAATGCAGCTCGTGCTCGAATGGGAGCGAGTTGATCCGTTTATGCTCTACCCCGCTCCGGATGCATCAGGTGTTAACGACGGGTATATGATCGAACGCCATAAACTCTCGAGGGCAGACCTGCACTCCATGATTGGGGTCGAAGGGTACAGCGACGGAGCGATCCGCCAGGTCATTGAAGAGTACGGCCGTGGTGGGCTGCGCGACTGGATTTATGTTGATGTCAGTAAAGCGAACGCTGAAGGTAAGTCCACAGTTGCTGTTGGGCAAAACCCCTCTGAACTAATTGATGCACTGCAGTATTGGGGGTCTGTGCAGGGGCAGGTGCTGCGCGATTGGGGGATGTCTGAGGACGAAATCCCTGACCCACTGGCTGAATACGCGATCGAAGCATGGCTGGTCGGTCGGTGGATCATTAAAGCAGCAGTGAACCCTGACCCGCTAGGGCGTAAACCCTATTTCAAGTCCTCGTACGAGGAAGTCCCAGGTGCGTTCTGGGGCAATAGTGTTGCAGACCTTTGCCGCGACACCCAAGATATGTGCAACGCGACGGCACGCGCACTGGTTAACAATATGTCCCTGGCCTCTGGCCCCCAGGTCGTCTACAACATCGATCGGCTCCCGCAAGGTGAGAACGTCACACAGCTCTTCCCATGGAAGATTTGGCAGGTCACCTCTGATCCGTTGAGCGGCAACCAGGCGCCGGTACAGTTCTTCCAGCCACAGACGCAAGCCAACGAGCTGCTGACGGTGTATGAGAAGTTCGCGATTCTGGCCGATGAATACACGGGTATTCCCCGATATATGACGGGTGGAACCCCTCAAGGTGGTGCAGGGCGCACGGCTTCTGGCATGAGTATGCTGATGACCAACGCTGGTAAATCGATCAAGCAGGTTATCGCGAACATCGACGAGCACGTGATTAAGCCCTGTATTGACCGGTTGTATTACTACAACATGCGGTACAGCCCTGATCCTGATCTGAAGGGCGATGTACGTATCCAAGCACGTGGCGCAGCAAGCCTGATGGAAAAAGAAGCCGCACAGCAACGCCGCAACGAGTTCCTAACGGTCGCGCTCAATAGCCCCGCGGCGCAGCAGGTTGTTGGGATGGAAGGTATTGCAGAGCTACTCCGTCAAGCCGCGCAGACACTGGACATGAACGTTGACGCGATTGTCCCACCCAAGGAAGTAATGAAGCAGCGCCAGATGGAGATGCAGATGATGCAGGCTCAGCAGCTTGCGATCGCTCAGAGTGCCGCGCAGCAAAATGGACAAGCGCAGGCAGGAGGTACCCCTCCGGGCCCACCAGGCGGATCGGAGCTTATGGATGGGTCGCCCGTGACTAATAAATTTTTACCGCAGTAGCTTGTAGAAGTTAGCTGGTCATGGTATATAATCTGTAAGTACTTGAATTTAAGGAGCCATTTATGGCCGATATCATTAGTAAACTCAAGCGCGGGGGCAAAGAACTTGCCCAAGAATCCGCGAAGACTGATGGGATGACGAAAGGTGGGGAGACCGGTATGGGTTCCGCGCCAGGTACGTTCAACGAGTTAAAGCGTGGTGGCGGTGAATACCGTCAAGAGTCCGCTAAGACCGACGGGATGTGCAAATGAGAATTGATGAGCGGGCAGCACGCTGCTTTGCTCACTTAAGGGCACAAGAGTTTGTCGCACTTGTAGATTACTTCAGAGCCGTACGGCAGGAGTGTCTTGAGAAGATGGCTCAAGTGAACCAACCAGAACAGATTTACCGGCTCCAAGGTGAGGCCGGGGTGCTCAAGGAGATCCTTGACAACATCGAAGGGGCGGAAGTCCTGATTGCCAAACTTAAGCGCTAACGGCAGACCGTCGAGACGGAGCCTGAAGCACCACCCGAAAACGTAGTAGCAGACCGTAAGCGAGTAGCGCACACCGGCAGTGTCGGAGCGTGAATCGTAGTCGGAGCTAACGGAGATTAGAAATGGCGTTGCCTAAAGCTGTTCAACAGCAAGTCGAAGAAGCAGATCGTATTGTGGCTGAGTTCAATGGTGATAAGACCGGGGAGGCCCCGGAGACTGACCCGGCGGAAACCCCAGATAACCAGCAAGACGAGACGCCCAACACGCAAGAGCAATCCGTTTCGCAAGAGACGAACAAGCCAGCGGAGCCAATACCAGACAGTAAGTGGGAAGCTAAATACCACACGCTCAAAGGTATGTACGACGCAGAAGTACCAAGGCTGCACGCCCAAGTGCGAGAGCTGAACACACAAGTTCAGACCCTCATTACTGAAGTCGAGCGCGCCAAAGTACAGACGCCCGTGGAACCGCCAAAAGTTCCGTCGCTTATCACTGAACAAGACAAAGAAGCGTTTGGCCCAGACCTGATTGATCTGATCAACCGCGCTACTGAGACTCAAGTCGCAACACTGCGAACAAGGGAAACAGAGCTGGTAGAAGAGATTAAGCAGTTGAAGAGTCAGCTAGGCAACGTATCCGAACGTCAGGTTGTATCCGATAAGGATCGGTTCCTGAACGGGTTGTCTCAGCGAGTTGATGATTGGCAAACACTGAATACAGATCAGGGTTTTCTGACATGGCTCCAAGAGGTTGACCCAGTGTACGGACTACCGCGCCAGGTAGCACTCAACAATGCGTACGAAGTTCTTGACATTGGTCGTGTGGCGACCATTTTTGAGACGTACAAAGCGTTGGTTGCTCCTAAGCAGACTAGTCAAACCAAAGCCCAACAAGAGCTTCAGCGTCAAATTGCACCGACCCGATCACGGTCATCGGCACCACCGGCAGACACACAGAGCAACAAGATCTACACACAAAATGAGATCGCAATGTTCTACGATGAATGGCGACGTGGGTTGATCGATAACGATGATGCGGTTCGCATTGAAAAAGATATACACGCTGCCAGCGCTGAAGGACGAATCAGATAGATTTTTCCCGGTAATGGTAGCGGTCGTTAAACCCTCCGCTTTTTAAGGAACTTGATATGTCTACCATTACCGCAGGCGCGACGTACCCCATTAACTCCGGTGGCTTCAACGCCCCGAATGGCCAGACGGCCTACGCTGGTACCGCGTATAGCGGCACCTTCATCCCAACCCTTTGGTCTGGCAAGCTAGCCCAGAAGTTCTACGCGGCCACCGTGTTTGGTGAGATCGCTAACACTGATTGGCAAGGCGACATCTCTGGCATCGGTGACAGTGTGATCATCAACACGATCCCCACGATCACCATCAACAACTACCAAGTTGGCCAGAACCTCGCGTATGAGATCCCAGCTCCGAGCACAATCACTCTGAGTATCAACAAAGGCAAGTACTTCGGCGTGAACGTGAACAACGTTCTCGAGTTGCAGGCCAAGCCTAAGCTGATGGACGTCTTCACCAACGACGCAGCAATGCAGATGAAGCTCCAGATCGATACGGATGTGCTTGCGGGTACGTTCAACCAGGGCGCTGCTTCTAACCAGGGTTCCGCTTCTGGTAAGATCTCGGCTGCGTACAACCTCGGTACAGACACAACGCCTGTGACTTTGTCCGCCGGTAACATCCTCGAGAGCATCACTGCTTTATCGAGCGTGTTGGACGAAGCTAACGTGCCCGAGACTGACCGTTTCTTGGTGATGACCCCCAAAGAGCGCCAGATCTTGATGCAGTCGAACCTCGCGCAAGCTCAGTTCATGGGGGATGCATCCAGCATCCTGCGCAACGGCAAGATCGGCATGATTGACCGCTTCACGGTCTACGTATCTAACCTTCTGCCCCGCGCAGCGGTTGATACGAACTGGGACGGCACAGCCTCTCTTGGTAAGGCTAAGCGTCACGCG